TAAACGAGGTTTACCAATATCATGTTTTTTAAATTTTATAGACGATACCGCCGAAGGTCTCGTGGAGAACTTAAGTGAAACTAACTGGTTATCTATGTTAGGTGGAGGCGTTGGTATTGGGTTTGGTATTCGTTCTGCTGGTGATAAGTCAACTGGTGCTATGCCCCATCTTAAAATGTATGATGCATCATCACTAGCATTTAGACAAGGCCGTACAAGACGAGGTTCTTACGCAGCATATTTAAATATATCTCATCCTGATATTCTTATGTTCCTTGAAATGAGAAAGCCTACTGGTGATCAGAACATGAGATGTTTAAATTTACATCATGGTATTAATATTCCTGATACATTTATGGAAATCATTGAGCGAAGTATGATTGATTCAGATGCAGATGATTCATGGGAACTGAAAGATCCTCATTCAGGTGAAGTTGTAGACAAAGTTTCTGCAAAAGAATTGTGGCAAAAGATATTAGAATTACGATTAACAACAGGTGAACCATACTTACATTTTATTGATGAATCAAATCGTAAAATGCCTAAATGGTTAAAAGATCAAGGATTAAAGATTAATCAATCAAATCTTTGTTCTGAAATTATATTACCAACTAATGAAAAGCGTACTGCGGTATGCTGTCTATCAAGTTTAAATTTGGAGTACTATGATGAATGGAAAGGAAATCAAAAATTTCTTAAAGATGTTGCGGAAATGTTGGATAACGTGTTACAGTATTTTATTGATAATGCTCCAGATACCATTTCTCGTGCTATTTACTCTGCTTCTATGGAGCGGAGCATTGGTATTGGTGCTCTTGGCTGGCATGCTTTACTGCAACGAAAAAATATTCCGTGGGAATCAGCCATGGCAACAGGACTTAACAAAGAAATTTTTCAAACTGTTCGACGCCGATTGGACACTGCCAATAAAAAACTTGGTGAAGAAAGGGGACCAGCTCCTGACGCGGTTGATGCGGGATTAAGATTTTCACATCTTATGGCAATTGCTCCTAATGCATCCAGCTCTATTATTATGGGTAATACATCACCTTCGATAGAACCATTCAGAGCTAATGCGTATCGACAAGATACATTATCAGGTTCTCATTTACATAAGAATCAGTATCTTAATAAGCTTATTATGACTAAGACATCAGATCCAGATAAGTATGATGAACTATGGTCATCTATTATTGCTAATGATGGTAGTGTACAACATTTAGATATACTATCTGACTGGGAAAAGGATGTATTTAAAACATCAATGGAAATTGATCAACGATGGTTAATACAACACGCTGCTGATAGACAAGAGTATATAGATCAAGCACAAAGTGTTAATGTATTCTTTAGACCTGACAGTGACATTCGTTATATTCATGCAGTGCACTTTATGGCATGGAAACAAAAACTTAAAACTATGTACTATTGTAGATCAGATAAGATAGCAAAAGCAGATAAGGTCTCTAAACGTATTGAACGTGATATTATGAAAGAGATTGATTTTAGTGCTTTGGTTAACGATGAAGAATGTTTGTCGTGTCAAGGCTAGAATTTCTAATTTAATAAATAGTATTTCAAAACATTTCATAAATTTAATTATAAAGGTAGTAAATGGATAATAAATTAACCCTGACCGACGAAAGAACATTCTACAAACCATTTAACTATCCATGGGCATATGATGCCTGGTTGAAACACGAACAAGCACATTGGTTACATTCAGAAGTTCCTATGGCTGAAGATGTGAAAGACTGGAAAAAGAAATTAACTAAAGCTGAACAACAATTTCTTACTAATATCTTTAGATTCTTTACTCAAGGTGATATTGATGTTGCTGGTGGATATGTTAAGAACTATTTACCATATTTCCCACAGCCTGAAATAAGAATGATGTTAATGGGATTTGCTGCAAGAGAAGCCTTACATATTGCTGCCTATTCACACTTGATTGAGACTTTAGGTATGCCTGAGTCAACATATAATGAATTCCTAGAATACCAAGAAATGAAGGATAAACACGACTATGTTACCGAACTCAGTTCAAAAAATGGTTCTAAATCAGCGACAGCAGCACATATTGCAGTATTCTCAGCTTTTACCGAAGGTATGCAGTTGTTTAGTTCTTTTATTATGTTGCTTAATTTTCCTCGTCATGGTTTAATGAAAGGTATGGGTCAAATAGTTACTTGGTCTATTGTTGATGAAACTATGCATGCTGAATCAATGATTAAATTATTTAGAACCTATATCGAAGAAAACAAAGAGATTTGGAATGATGTTCTTAAAGAAAAGATCTATGCTATTGCTGAAAAGATGGTAGAATTAGAAGATAAGTTTATTGACTTAGCATTTGCAGAAGGTGATATGAGAGATCTTACTTCAGTTGACGTTAAGAAATATATACGATATATTGCTGATAGAAGATTAATTGCTTTAGGTATGAAAGGTATATTTAAAGTGAAAAAGAATCCTCTACCATGGGTTGAAGAAATGATTAATGCTCCAGTTCATGGAAATTTCTTTGAAAATAGAGTTACAGACTATGCTAAAGGTGCGATGAAAGGATCTTGGGAAGATGTTTGGGGACAGGCAGGAGCATAATATGGCTAAAAAATATTTTGAATGCGATAACTGTGAATCGATTGGTAATATCTCAGTAAAAACTAATGATGTCACAGTAGAAGATATTGTCTTTTGTCCAGTATGTGGCAGTGATATATTTGATGAAGACGATTTAGACGAATAATGATCTGGGAATACAACGGAGTACCATATGAAGATACTCCTGAAAACTATCAAGGATTTGTTTATCTCATAACAGAATTAAGTACTGGTAAAATGTATATCGGTAAAAAATTCTTTTGGAAACCTAAAACTTTACCTAAAAATTCAAAACGAAAAAGAAAAATCAAAACTCGAGTTGAGTCTGATTGGCGTGACTATTATGGTTCAAGTAAAGAAGTAAAACTTTTGGTTGAACAAAACGGTAAAGATAATTATAAACGCGAAATCTTAAAATTATGTGAACGTAAAGGTGATTGTTCTTATTGGGAACTATATTATCAAATGGTTAATCATGTACTTCTTAAAGACGAATATTACAATGAGTTTGTCGGAGCTAAAATCCATTCCGCTCATTTAAAGAATACCTATGAATAGAATACACATTGTTGGCAATGGTCCAAGTTGGATTAATTTTAAAAAGATTGATGCAGATGATTATGTTATAGGAACAAATGTAACTAGAGTGAAAGAAGCTAATGTAACATTATTGTCTGATATTAATATCTGTGAAAAGATTAGTGAAGGTCGAGCCAAGATTGATATTCCAGTTGTAGTAAATCAACACGTAAAAAATTATCTATTAAAGAATCCTATATTAGAAATATTTGATATACAGGTAAGGTTTCCTGATGTATCACCACTTGAATTATCATCAGGACATTATGCTGCTCATTGGGCAATAAGAAAATATAATCCAAAAGAACTACACATATGGGGATGTGATTCATTAGTAAAAGATAATACTCATTCTTATACAGATGAATTAGTAAAACATCCATCAAAAATGAAAGCTATTGTAATGAAACAATGTGCAGAAAGGTGGAGAAAAGCATGGGAGAAAATGACAGATGAATACAAAGACACCACATTCATATTCCACACTTTTACTTAATGATACATCAGACTATCACTTTGGATGCAAAAAGGTAGTAGAATCGTTTGTATTTGATGGTAGTATAAAAACAAATGAATACGCTTCAGCTGATAGTGTAAACTACAAGAAGTATGACAAGGTTATATTGAATGGTGAAGGTACAATGCATCATTCATCTTCTATAGGTTTAACATTCTTAGATGCTTTATATCGAGCACAACAATTTGGATGTGAAACTGAGTTATTAAATACTGTTTGGCAAGATATGCCAAATCATAAAGCATTAGCTGGATGTAGTAGAATTACTGTTAGAGAACCACTTTCACAATCTGCCTTACGTATAAATAATATTGATTCAGAAATAGTCCCCGATCGATGCTTAATGCATTCCGTTGAAGAACAAAAATACCCACACATAACTATATATCGAGGACAATATTTTAATAGTAACAATTCTCATAAACATAATGATTACCCACGGATAAACATATTTGAACAAGAGTGGGATGAGATTGTTAATCGATTGCGTAATAGTGATCTACTTAT